CACTATAGATGGGTTCGACATGAACTCTTGGGTGATGATCACGCAGGAAATGTCCATGAAAGAACTCGTCAAGGATACGAGCCAGTTAGACCAGAAGAACTTGGCGGCGACTGGCAAGCGGATGTTTTAGACACAGGTAAACATGCGGGTATAGTTAGATCAGGTGATTTGATTTTGATGAAGGTCGATCAAGAAATTGCAGACCAAAGAAATGAATACTTTGCTAACAAAACCAAAGCTGCAGAGGGAGCGGTCAACTCTGAGTTGCAGAAAAACAATAGCGCTGTTGCACCTATAAGCCAAGACGAACAGTCTTCCGTCTCAGTAGGCGGAGGAAGAAACGCAAAGTTTGAGGACTAATCGTTTGGTTACCTCTGCTTTGCATAACAATAACAACGGAGGTAAAACATGGCATATGGTTTAAAGCCAGTTAAGCACGCTAAAGGTGGTATCGTAAGAACCAATAACTTTAGTGGTGTTAATGGTTACAGAATTGCTGCTACTGCTCCTAGTGCATTCTTCGAAGGCGATCTCGTGACTTTCTCATCAGGTAACATTGTTACTGATATGGGAGCAGCTTCACCAGGCGCAGTAGTAGGTGTTTTCTGGGGGGCAGAATACGTTGACAACGCTTCAGGTGAAGTTAAGTTTGTCAGAAGTATTCCAGCTTCAACTGTAGCTAAAGACAAATACAAAGTGTACGTATATGATGATCCAGATATCATCTTCCAAATCGAAGCAGACCAAGACACAACAGCTCTTGCAGCTGCTGACGTAGGTAAGAACGTACAAATCGTAGCATCACCAACAGGTAGTGCTATCACACATAAATCAGGTCTTGTAGCAGATTCTAGCACAAAGAACACAACTAACACTTTCCCACTAACTGTATTAGCTAGTGCAGAGTTAGATGATTCTTTCACATCAGCTGGAACATCTATGGATATTTTGGTGAAAATCAATACTCATCAATTTGGACTAGGCGCTACTGGCGTAACAGGAATATAATAGGAGGATAAATTATGGCTATATCAAGAGCACAAATCCTTAAAGAACTGGAGCCAGGGCTAAACGCGATTTTCGGAACTGAGTATAACAGATACGAAAACGAGCACGCCGTCTTGTTCGATGAGGAAACATCCAACAGAGCTTTCGAAGAAGAAGTACTCTTCCCAGGCTTTGGTAATGCAGGTGAGAAGTTCGAAGGTGCACCAGTAGCTTACGCTGATTCAGGCGAAGGTTATGTATCTCGATACACTCACAAGACTGTAGCACTAGCATTCTCATTAACTGAGGAAGCTATGGAAGATAACTTATATGATAAGTTGTCAACCAGACTAACTAAAGCTTTAGCAAGAGCAATGGCTTCTGCTAAGCAACTTACAGCAGCTAACGTGTATAACAACGCATTCAGCGGTTCATACACAGGCGGTGATGGTCAACCATTAATCTCTAATGCACACCCATTACAAAACGGTAGCACAGGTTCTAACAGACCAGCTACTTACGCTGACTTATCTGAGACATCATTAGAAACAGCATTAATTGATATTGCTGGTCTAACAGATGACAAAGGTGTACCAGCTGCTATTCAAGGTAGAACCTTACACATCCCAAGACAATTAGTATTTGTTGCTGAGAGATTAATGAAATCTCCAAACAGAGTAGCAACTGCTGACAATGACATCAATGCGATCAACTCTATGGGTATGCTTCCTGGTGGATACTTTGTGAACCACAGATTCACAGACACTGATGCATTCTTCATTAGAACTGACGCTCCTAACGGTACAAAGATGTTCAACAGAGCAGCTATGAATACTAAGATGGAAGGTGACTTTGAAACAGGTAATGTACGATACAAAGCCAGAGAAAGATACAGCTTCGGTTGGTCTGACTGGAGAAGTGTCTACGGAAACCAAGGTGCTTAATCACTAATTCGGATTGGGGGTATCCATAAAGGTGCCCCCTTCCTTTAACTAATAACACCATAGACTGCAAAAGCAGACTATATAAAAAAGGAGTATAGACTATGGGAACAACAACTTTTTCAGGACCAGTAAACACACAATCTGTTATTGGTCTTAACGTATACACAGTGGCTACTGCACCCGATGGTGTAGAAGGTCAAATTGCATATTTCTCAGATGGAGCTGCAGGGTCTGCAATCTTAGCTTTCTATGATGGAAGCAACTGGAAAAGATGCGACACTGGTGCTACAATATCAGATAGCTAATTTTAACGGGGGAGGCAACTCCCCCACAACAAGGAGTTTATAAATGGTAAGATCAGATTTAAGACCCGTAACGAGAACAACAGACGGTCGTATGACTTACACTGATGGTGGTTCAGACTTTGTAGGAAGAACAAGATTACAAGGTATGATTCTTGCTAATGATGGTGTAGGCGCAGGCAGTGTGGCTTTCTATGACAATACATCTGCAACAGGTACAGCTTTATTAACTATTGACGTACCTCAAGGTGATGTAATGAACATAGGATTACCAGATGCAGGTGTTCTTTTTAAAACAGGCATTTACGTAGATTTAACAAACATCTCAAGAGTAACTTTATTCGTTCAGTAAGGGGGGCACGTGGCAACTTCTGGCACATACACGTTCAGCCTTGACATAGCTGAAATAATAC